TGTTTGACTTTTTCCCATTTATCTTTTAAAATGTCAGGACAACATTCATCCAATGATTTCCCACCAACATACAAAGAAGCATAATCAATATCATAATCTTTTAGAGAAGGATTATATGACCATGTTTTTGTTAATGTTTCATACTGAGGATCGTTAATAATTTGCTTATTTGAGTATATACTCGGACAAACTTGTTTGTTATCTATTATTTGAAATAACATATTCAGATCGTATCATATTTGATAGATCATGTCAATACAAATTTATTGAAGGCATTATAAACCATTGATTTCGCTTCGTTTAATTCTTCATTTTTGGCTAAAGTGACTGACTGAAATATTAGATCGTTCACCTCTTTCGAAGTCAGAACTCCAGGTTGTTCATTTGCTAACATTTTAACATAATATCCCACCCAAAAAGAATCGGGATATTGATCGAGGAACTTGTCTTCAAACAAAACTTCTCTTGTTATTGTCTTCGTTAGTGTTCTGTGACACTTACCATAGTATTCATAAATAAAGATATCAGGATTTGACTCCACATAGGTTCGATATGATTCATAAAGAAATTCTTTTATGTAAGATATGTCAGTTTCATGAGTTTTAGTGTATGAAATATCATAAAGGTTTAAGAATGACACTCCAGACTTTTCCATATAGCCTTGCATCGCAGGTGAGTTTAGATCTGCAATTAAACGCCAAGGCGCATTCTTATCGATCTTAAATCCAAATTTCTGTGCTACAGAAGTATAGCACTCAAAACAATTTTGTTCCATGAAAAAAAGCTCTTTAGTCATATCCTCTGCATGACTCGTACTGGAGAGTTCTATCATTATTCCAGAAATCAGTGGTGAAATCAGTGTGGATGTCAAATAATTTGTTAAAGTTATTGGAGTTATTGAACCAAATTCTTCCATATATTTATCGAAAGCGGTCAAGTAATCACCAAAAGATATGATTTTGTTTTTACGATTGGCAACCTCTAAATATTCGCCAACAAATGTGTCATAAATATTCCCAGCATAACTTTTCCATCGCAATATTGGATTATAATATCCCTTAACTGGAACCAAGGATTCAAATACTGTTCCCGCGACATCATAAGGTTGCATAAAAATATAGTTTTTACGAAAATCAGAAAAAGCATCAGCAACAAAATTTAAAACAAAAATGTTCTTTGCGGTATTTGACTCAAGGCGTGTTAAATAGTTTTCACGAGGATAAACAACAGAACCATCAACACCAACTCTGCCATAGAGTGGTTTATTATACCATAGATCAAAAGGTGTGACTGGCGCTGAGTATCCATATTGTTTATATGAAAGCCTTTGACGGAATAACTCCTCCGCGCCTAGATCATTATTTCCATACATGCCTGCCATTTGTTTATATTATTAAATAGGACATTTATCAACTTATTGGTTTCTTGACCGCGTTTCTCATTTTTTTGATTTGAGTATTGCTCCACTTTTCAAATCCAAGAAGTGCGTTTTCGGGCGTTGCAAGAAAAGAAGTTGTATAACCTCTGGAATCTAATGTGTGTGTGACTTGGTTGACTAGGTAATAACCCCCCAAGCCAACATTAGACGCCCATATATACTTATTGATGCCCCCTGCAATATCTTCTGTTATGCTATCGGGTATGCCAAGAGAGCGTGGGTTTATATAAACATACATTCCATTTAAAATAAGAGGGTTGCCAAACATTTCTATACGACAAGTATATAGTCCAGCCATAGCTAGGTTGCCCGCACTATTATCTGCATTTTTTATTATGTTTTCAGCTACCATACCTGGTGGAAGTCCATTCCGTATAAAACGAACACTCTTAAGCAATCCTTTATTATTTCCAATATAAAACGTAGGAACTGAATGCTTACTGTTATACGCAAGCCGGGTGGCTATATCGTTGGCTCTGGTTGGCATTTGCGGTGCGATTGTGTCTCCCTGTAACAACATATATTCTTTATATTGTGTTCGTGAACCCTCTTCTTCAGAGGATCTTTCCCATCTTGCTTCTGTTATTTCCTCAAAGGAAATGTTTTTCGTCATTCCTTTTTTCCAAACCTCGTTCAATATGTCACCCGCAGGCATTCGGAATCTGTACAGTGTGGCTTTGTCACTTGTACCAAGTGGTTTTCCTCCAAACATACAATTCTTAAAAGCATATGGAACCAGCGTCTGGCACACATCGGTTAAGAACATTGGAAGAGGATAATTCAATTTATTTTCACTCCATACAACTTCTTCCCAAAACATCTGAAATGTGCTAAATGAAATCGGTAAATCAGCCAAAGACATTGTGTGTCTTTCTTGAGTTAATGGGTTTTTAATATCTATTGTCCCAAGGATTACTCGTACTTTATCCCACATTTTTTGAGCTTGTTGCATTCGCCTTACAGACAGGCTTGGTGGGCACCCTTCTCCAATTTCAGGTCGGTCATGAATTATTGTAAGAGCCGCTTCAATTAAATCACCCAAAAAGAAAAAGTTAATTCTTCGTTCGCCCGCTTTGGTCCCCTTGGATAGAGAACTTCGAAACGCTTTCCCCCACTCTTTTTGCATATCATCCATTGATTTTTGATCATTGCCTGCTTTCTTAATGATATTCTGTGCTTCAGCAATTGGACTGGAGGAAGCCTGTTTTTTGCCGTGGTTTTTCGATCTTTTGACACTTTTGTATATAGACTTCACCACCATTTTTCTAAGCTCGTCAACGGTGCCAAGCAAACCAAAACCAAGCTGTTTCTCTTTAGTCTTTTTTGCCATCTCTCGCTTGGCATTAACATAAGCCTCTAAAGCTATCTCGGGTAAATCCATGTAAAATACTCGACCGCCTTGATCTTCGTCATCACTTGCCTCATTAAAATTTAGGCTTTCCATAATGGTGAATAGAGATACCCAAGCGTCCTTGGCAGAAACAGAATTCAACCCGCTTAAAACATGTTGGATGCCTGCTTGTGTTCTCTTTTTCTCTTTTTGCACCGCTTCTTCGGAAACCATGGCACCTGTGTTGGTCTTTCTGTCTTCCTTCAGCTGACGGGCGAGTCGATCTTTTTCACTCGTTACAACTTGCGAATGAATAGAATTATCGGTGGCAAAAAAGAGATCTAGTTCTGCTCCCAGTTGTGATGCAGAATCTAAATTGCCAGTAAAATTGATAGAAATTTCTATCTCTCCAGATTCTTGAAGATCAATTTCGTATTCATAACTCTGCATAAGTATTACATGCTTTAATGCTCTGATTGTTTTAAGTTCAGAGGAATTGAAAAGAGTGCTATTGCTGTCGTCAGGCACTTCCCAACCTATTTCGATTTTTATCGGACTCCTACGAACAACATCGGCTGCCAATATTTCTCCCTGAGATGGATAGGTTCCTCCACCATGTTGAGTGTGTATCAGATCTGAAAACCGAATACCGCCAGGTCTTGTCATAAAAAAAGCTTCTAAACTCTGACAATACAATTTCAATACACCAGATTGATTTTTTTGTGACTCTGTATGCTTACCTTCATCTCGCGTTTGGATACTTTTAAGGGAGACTGCTGTGCCGCGACCTTCAAGACTATTCGTGATTGAATCAACAGTTTGAATAGTGTTGAAAGGGAACTGTATTTGAGATCCATCGCTCAACATTTTGTAAATCTTCATTTTCGGAACAAGCAAAGATAATTGAGCAGGAGTAATTTGACCAAAGTGAAGACCTTTGGAGTAAGGAGCCGCAACTAATCGGTTTACTTCTGCTCCTGGAGCACCACTAAGTTGAATGAAACGTTTATATGGTGGAGATACAAAAGCCCCTTTACCATTATTTGCTTTTTTATCCAAAACAGTATTTTGAAAAAGCTGAATGTTGTCTAGGATAAATTCTTGTTCAGTAAACGTTACAGTCTTTGATTTTTTTCTCGCCATATTAGACTCCGATTCGATCTAAAAATGTTTCAAGCGGTGTTGGAATTAAAATAACGTCTCCTAACCTTAAATGAGACTCGGTGGGAGCTTTATTGAACCATGCGATTACCCACCATAGTTCAGAATCTCCATAATAGCGATGGGCAAGTTTATAATATCTGTCCCCGACTTTCCAGGTATGAGAGATTCCGCTTATATCAACCATTTGAGAGGGATCGAGGTGTCGAAGAATCGGAGTAAAATACTGTCTTATAAATTTTACGTTCCTTTCTTTGAACTCATTCTCGTATTGTTCTGACGAGTTTGTGCCAATCGGAGTTGTGCTATATCTTGAGGTCATCGGGGTTGTCCCCTACCACTCTGATATTGATTTACAAGGCTTTGCCCACGGGCGCTTACCTGTGTATTATCCGTTGGACCAGCGTAATTCGTGCGCTGATACTTCGTGGTAGTTGTAGATGGGGAGACTGTTATCGGTCGGTCCCGAGCACCACCAGTGTCACCTCCCACATTCGCAGCTTCCATCTTCAGGCTCCTGAGATCTCGACCAGCGGCTTCTTTCTGTTGTCGCCTTGCATCGTCTTTTGCACCAATTTGAGCTAATGTCTGATTTGGAATATCTCTTGAACCACCACCCCTGGCATTAACGTCAGGAGTTGTTATTTCTTTTTTCGTTTTTTCCTCATAGTCTGGATTTGGAACTTGGCTTGCAACATTGCTAAATTTTTGTGTTCCCACAAACTCTCCATAAGGAAAAAGCTGTTCCTGTGGCTGATACCATTCAACTGCGGTGGCTGTGGTTAATTTTTGTGATGTTGGTGCAGTTTTGCGTATAGGCTTCGTCTTTTCCTTTCTCCAACCCAACGCATGTTCATGAATAACATCCATCTGAACACTGACTGCCAGCTCTTTTGGAAATAAAATAGGAATTCCTGCTGCATCTTTGGTCGTAAAGACGCCAGGTTCCAAAACAGGCGCAAAACTAAAGCCTTTTGTCGCTCCCATTAACCCTGTGCCATCGGTTGCATTCTGTGCCCAATTCATAAACTTCAGCTTTATTAACGGAGCAGCCTTCATTGTCTGGGCTCCTCCCGATCCGTCAAACGTGGGGTAAAGCATTTGAGAAAATGTTGACATTTTAACCATATTGCTCTTGGCTTCTTCTAGTGACGCTGCCACAACTTTGAAAGTAACTTGAAGGTGGCGTGTTGTTTGTTGAAACATCTGAATGTTATCCATTCTGCCATAACCCGCCTGTGATTGCCATTTGGAGGAAAACTGATCTTGAAATTGTGTTAAAAATGCTTTAAATTCGACTGTTGTTCCTGTGGGGACGTGAGTAAACAGGATGACTTGACCGGCTTTCTTGAGAGCATCTGATTGATCATTAAACCCCCCGCTGAGTCCGAGAAATCTCCCTCCCTGACTCAATCCTTTTCGTACATTTGCTATTACTGGCATCTTATGCTTCCTCCCTATAGAATAAATACTATCCCAATTTAGTTCCTAACTCTTTATTTAAGGCATTTACCAGAGGAAGTGAGCTTGCAAGTTTTTCCCCGTCCACATAAAGATTAATTGGTCCTGATGCGGCTGCGTTTTGGTTTCCGCCATTCATCATAGAGGATGCGATTGCCATCGCGCTCATTCCTGGTGGAACCATTACAATTCCTTCATCGTTTCGCACAATTGCTCGGGTGAAAGATCCTCCGTCGTGTTTTTTTGGGAGAGCTTTCCTAACTGCGTCAACAATATCGTCCGTATCACTCTCAAACAGCTTCTTTGCAGCCTTGCGACCCAGTTCGCTAATGAGCAATTTTCCAAGGTCGGTGTAACCCACAGCACGACCGAGGGCTTTTTTCTTTCGTCTCACCTCTGTGTTGGCGGAGATGCCGCCGAAGACCCAAGAATCCGCGTCCTTGGATTCTGCCTGTGCTCGGATAAACTCTGCTGACTGGGCATGACTGATCCCATACTGTTTTGCGCGGTCGGCAATAATATTCCCCCTTGCAAAATTTTGTATCCCTTGGGGTAACAGGTTGACCGGTCCCATTTGACCACTCGCCAGGAGTTCTTGACTAAAGGTGGAAAGGACTCCTGAGAATTGGGAAAGCAAGAATCCCGCGATCTCTCGGATAAAGTTCTTTATTTCATCTTTTAACACAGCGATAAACCCTTGCAGTCCCCCACCTTGTTGAGCAGTTGCAGCCTGGATTGTTCTAAAATAATCTTTAACAATCTCGTAACCATCTTTCACTTGCTGAGAAAAATAAGCAAAGTCACTGCTGAAACTACCAGCCGGTCCAAAATAGGTAGCTACGGCATCAATGGCTTTAGGAATTTTAATCTTCATAAATTCATAAAATGTTTCAACATGCGACAACCATGCCCAACCATCTCTTTGTTGCATGGTGCCTAACCAATTACTGATTGTATTATCTAATCGATAAAGGTGGGTTGTTGTGTCTTTTATAAGATCATCCCATCTGCCCCAATATTGTGAGACATAAACCAATGCAGCGATCAAACCTGTGCCTGGACTTGTGAACATCCCCAACACAGGACTTAATATCCCCGAAAATTGCGATACAGCAAATGATGTAGCTGCCAGTTTTAGTTGAAATTTGGCAAAGTTTTTAATAGTTGATTTAGTTGGACCATCTAGTTGATCCCACCATTTCACCAAATCTTTTATGCGCATAGCAAAGAAATTAAACATGTCGGTGATGCCTTTGCCGCCTTCACCGGACATCATAAACTTGCCGAACTCTTTCATGATGGGCAAGAATTTATTTCCAATAATTCGTGAGGTTCTTTCGAAAAATGCCGACCACTGTTCTGTAAGTTTTACTCCCTTGCTTATTGCTTTGTTTAAATTTTGCTGGGCAATTTCGGCGGGTGTTAGTTTTTTTCTGTATTTGTCAACTAGACTGTCGGGAGCGCCCATAGCCTGAAAGAAAGTCGCCATATCTTTAAAACCCATCGCTTTCATAACATCTTTACCGAGAAATCGACCAAACTGATCGACTGACAATCCGGTGAGTTTAATACCTTCCCTCATTATTTCAATTTTTTCAGCTTCATCTGCCCTCATCATTTGAACAGTATTAAAATAGGTGCCACCCAAAATCATGTTTAAGTTTGCCACCTTTTTTGAAGCAGATTCAAATTCGTCAAAACCAGCCGCAACCCCAAGCAGATCTTGCATTTCAACTCCAGTAGCTTTTGACTGTGCAGCTAATTTATAAAAAACATCTTCTGTGTTGCGTCCCCAATGCATTAACTGTGGCATGATTGCTGTATAATCTTTTGCCATTTTTTGAGGGGCAAGCCCCAACGATAATGCAGATTTCGTCATCCTCGCGGTTGCTTTCTGCATTTCTTTGTCTGTCATCTTTAGAGCCTTGCCCATAAGTTGATAGTTTTTTGCAGTTGTTTCTTGAGAAATTCCTAATCTTGTTAGTGAAGCCGTCTGTTGTGCAAGTGATTTTTGAATCTTTGGAGAAAGATCAGAAAAATCAGAGTAAGAGTCGTGTAAAGCTGTAAAAGTTTTGGTAGCTTCTTCGGTAGACAATCCAAGACCGCTAAGTGCTCCTTGCAAACTTATTGCAGCACTCGCATATTGTTCTGTTTGTCCGGTTGCTCGTTGTAAGTTCGCTCGAAGGTCGTCCACTTTGGTGGCAGCATCTACAAAACTTTCAAACCAGCCTTTGGCTCCAAATGCTTGGGCTGCTTTGGCTGTGGCGTCCGAAAATTCTTCAAATGGTGCGGTTAATTTTTCAACTGCACCTTGAAGTGCTTGAATGACTTTGGTCAAACCTTCCGCAGCGGCAGCAGTGCCAGCCACCGCAGCACCGGTTCCGGGGGCAAGAGTTTCGGCACCAACTGTTGCGCCTGCATAAATCGCAGATCGACCAAGAATTCCTAATCGACTTCGATTGCCTCCACCGCCACCTTGACCGTTAGCCATTTTTTATTAATCCCCTAGAGGCCAGACAATTCCTGTTGAATTTTCAAAATTCTCAATCTTCTCTTCCAACATTACTCGTTCAGCTTGGGTAGAAGAATGATTTTCGCCGTGTTCTAAATATTTTTCAAGAAATCGTTTTTCCTGTAACAATGTTTCAACAAAGGTATTCACATACTTTTTATTTCCCTTGATCGAAACTTGGTGAGAAGCAAACCCCATAGTGGCTTCTAAAATGCTTTTTACAGTGTTTGAAAAATTATTAATATCTTTCACAATAGAATCTCCATATATTAAATAGTCCAATGATCAAAAATAAAAAACCCTACAATAAGAGTTTAGATCACGGCGCACGGTAAGGAAGTGACGCATTTTTGTTTTGCGACTTTTCCATTTCGTCTTTTTCTCTTTGGAATTCTTTGCCTATACGTTTGACCCACCACTCTCGTAGTTGAACCGGCAAGCTGTATGATTCGATGAAACTCCATCCACCGTAATGTTTTAAATAAAAAAGCTGTTCATATACATATTCGCTATATGAATCACTTAGGCCAAAAAAAGTTAGCCGAGAAAGGGATATCAGTTTCATTTTCGGCATTACAGTTACTGCATTCGAATTGAAACGTCATGTCTACATCTGGTCTTGCTCTATCATATTCTTTACGAAGATGAGTAGCATCCATGGCAGGCATTACATCCACAAATTCCTCGACTTTACTCCTTTCGACTACACCATTGAGAGAAACAATAATCATTTTATATTGATCTGTCATTGTTGTGTCTGGTAATTTTAATTTTCGTCTTTTTTCGGACTGGGCTAAAAGATAAGACTCATCTTTTCCGGTTAACAAACAACACTCTGCCTCGACACCAGTCTTTGGTAAGGTAATGAAAAAAGTTCCCCGTTCGGAGAAACGTATATCATCTGCTGTTTGTTTGGATACAATCTCATTAAGCTCGAATTCGTGTTCGGCTGAATTTCCGCAATTTTCACAAGAAATTTGCGCTTCATAGTTTGGTCCAAATCCGCTGATTCGGGCAGCAACTACCAGAGCATTTTTATCTCCTGTAAACATTTCATCAGCTTTGATACTCTTATCAAGTAAAAGACTTTCGAGCATTCTATCAATAGCAATACCCTTTTTTAAGAGAGCCTTTGATGTAAGAATATCGGTTTCTTTTGCGCTCATGTATCTCATCTCAACTTCCTCTACATTATGCAGGGGATGGTGAGGTGGATAAAATTTACCCTTTGTAGGAAGTTCTACAAATTCAGTGGGTATTACAAAATTTAAAAGTGAATTTGAATTTTCAATTGGCGGTGAATCGCCTTCTGCCTGAGTCCCTAAACGGGATTCATTATTTCGTGGCATGTTTACCTCTGTTTTTAAAAAGTTTTAAAATTTTATTTTCCTTGTGTGCAAAATTAGACGGATAAGTTAGATGGCAATTTGCCGACTGGTTCCATAAATTCAACACCAGCATTATCATACCTCAAAGTGACTGAAATGTTTAGCATTGTTTCAGCTTCATATGATAAATCTCCGAAAGTTGCGCTTTGAATCCAGGCATTTTTAATAAACCATTTTTCTTTAACGTCGCCATCGGCATCAATTGTCTCGATTACAATCTGTCCCATAGCTTTGATTGCTTCCGCCTTGGAAATGGTATTGGTATTCTGCATCTCTGGTAGTGTATATCCTGACCTTTCCAGAAGACCCATAACTTGACGAGTTCCGTTATCTGAATCACCCACTGTATCAACAATTGTAAATTCAATTGTATTCCATGTAACGCGACCGGGATAATAAAAGGTATGATTAAGATATTGATGCGGCGTCTCACCTATAGTAAACGAAGGTTTTTTAACCGACTTTATAAGATATGGTTGAAAACCGTTTATTCTTAGTAGAAACCTATATGAACGCTTAGGTTCTAATTGTGAGTCATTCCAAAATGCCATTTATTATCCTCTCCTAAAATAAGTAGTTGCTACTTATCAATTTAATCCTCAAAAGCCGCACCAGAGTTCGTAATCACAAAATCAATTGCAATAAACTCAATGGATTTAGCAGGCTTAAGATAAATCTTTGCATACATAATATTCCTATCAATTAAGTCAGGTGTTGTTGTTGTTCTATCCAATTTCACTTTAAAGTCTTCTAGTCCTAAACGAGTTTTTACGCTGTCTAAGAATGGAATAACTTGACTTGTAAACCGATGCCATGTTACTTCAACATTCTGGTCGAAAAGCAATCGAGCTGCCATACGTGAAATCTCTTTCTTCAGATAAATCATCAATCGTCGCACATTCACTCGGTCAAGAGCAGATGGTGTCTTTTGAAGCGTCTTTTGTCCAAAAATAACGATTCCTTCTGCTGGGAAAGATGCTATAGGATTAATATTTGCTTCATATAAATCATCTCTATCCTTGGAAGTTAAACGTTGTTTCACTCCAATCACTGGAAGACCGGCAGACCCTTCGGTTAAACCACCTCTTGTAAAACCAGCGGGAGCAAACCATAATTCTGAATCTGTTTGAGCACTTGAATATGTACCAACCGCTGCAATCGATGGTGGACCCCAAAAATCAAGTCCACTATTCTCATCAATATATCGCAACCATGGGAAGTATGTTACTCCGTAGCTATTGTTAATAACTCTGTCATCTAACGTTGACACAGCGGTTGAAACAGAGCCGCGAATGGCACTATTAGAGTCACTAGAGTAATAAGCTGACCGATCCTCGCGTGGCGTATAGTTTCCAGCAATATCAATTACTGCCAAGGAATCCCCTCGATTCTCACTTACATTTAGAATATGATTTGTAATTCCGCTTGTAGTGATTCCCGGCGCAGTCATCATATTGCACTCTACAACTTCTGGGTCTGCACAAGAATCAATTGCCATTTTTACTGAGTTAAAAGCATAGCTTGTAGTTTCAGTAAATGTTGTTGAGTTGTTTCCGCCAAGACTCCAATCATTGAAAGGATCTCTTTCCTCAATATCTACTCCGTCAAAACCACCAAATAATGGCATTGTGAATTTATTAAAATCTGCGTCCAGAACACCCTTGTATGTGGGCGAAGAACCGGTAGAGGTTAAAGAAGCTCCCGCACGGCGAGAACCAGAAACCCAATATCCAGTGGCAGATGCTGTTGTTGCTGTGATTCCAGAAGTAATGGTAGAATGACGTGTCACATCATCCAGCGTAAACACATACTCATACTCTGTAGGACCAGAAGTTCCGTCTGATGGGGTTGCTGCGCCTGGGTCTGTAACCCTTAAGTCATCTGGCAAACCTCCGACTACATCCACATAAGAAGGTTCAAAGCGTGTCGAACTTCCAGAGATGGTGGTATCAAGACCAAAATAAGCATCAGTTGGTGATGACAAATTTCCATTTTCTGTAGTATATCGCAGGTATGTCTTTGGGTACAAAAACGCACCTTCGAAAGATCCGGCGAACGTTACAATTCCAGCTCCGCTACCAGTAGCTATTTGTTCAAGCACTGCCTTTGTGTTAGCGACACCGGTAATTCCCGAATTGTCGGCAGTCAAAGTTCTTGTATCTGTATCTGCTGAAGATGTAACTCCAAATCCACGGAAACGTAGTGGACCATAATAACCAAAAGGTAATGTTTCTTTTTTGATTGCGCCGCCGTCTACATCTGCGTGCATCACAATATAAACATATTTTGATTTATTTGGAAAATTGCCAAATTCTAGATATCGCCTATCTGTGTCACTCCAATCAACATATGAATCGCCGATTTTCCGAGCGACGTAGTTAGCAGAATTTGGATTAAGATTACAATTGGTGAAACTCTCTAGAACAGTTGGGTCGTTATCACTATCTCTTGATGAACGAATTTCAACTGTGAAACTGCCGAAAGGCGAAAATTCATTTGCTGCGGCATTAAGATCTCGAATTGAAATCTTAAGATTTTTTTGATTCCACGAGCCACCCTCAAGACTTCTAAACCTAAACAACTTATCAATGTTGTTATTTAGAGGTCCATATGTGGTATAGTCTCCCAAATCTTGACCGATGACCCATCCTGTAGATGCTTTAATTAAACTAGACTGATTAACATTAGTATCAGTGACGCTGTTGGCTAGAGGCAAGATTACACCGAAGACGCGACTTTCACTGCCACCAGTGTTTGTTATAAGTTCATCAACAGACCTATCATATGTCTCTCCAAGGACGTAATTTTTGCGATTGGCTGTAGCATATTGTCGATTGTTGGGGTCGATTAGCGTAGGATTGGTATTAAAAACTTTCCTAATATATTTTTTAGAATTTTCATTGAAGTTGAAACTGATAGTTTCAGCAACTCCACCAGCAGAACCACTCTTAACTTGTGCCAGAAACTCTATTCCCGTTCCTCGGCTTTCAATTAAGTGTCCAGCGGAACCAGTTGTTGCTGTTCCCCCAGCCACGGTTCCAGTAAGATCAATTCGCCCAGTATCACAATAGAAAGTGGCTGCGAGTGTACCGGTTGTAGCGGAAGCGGTCGAACTTGCTGAATTAATCAACCATAATCCAAATGCACCACCATTTGCGTAGGTTCCATCGTGTGAACCGCCAATTTTCCAACCTGCGACACCGCCGGTTGTTGCGTCTGTATTTGCTTTACCAAGGAGTCTAACAAATGTAACTGGGTTATTATTTCTAAGCCACGCTTGAGCAGCATAAGCGCCATATGTGGGAGACAGTCCGAAAACTCCGTCTCTCCAAATATCTCCTGTTTTGTTGCCCACTTGGGGCATTCCAAAAATTTCTACAAATTCCGAAAATGAATCGACTTTTGTGGGGCGTAATGCAGGCCCTCGTAATGTTGTCCCTACAATTACCGGTCCTACTGGTTCCGGTACTTGGGGCAGTTGGGAATTATCAATTTCTGCAATTTGAATTCCAGGTGAAATAAATCTAAATTTATCAACGCCAGTTTTAGCCATCTATGTGAATCTCCTTGTTAGGTATAAAATACTTAATTTCTCTAATAAATAGTAGGTTATTGCCGCAAAAGACAAAGGAAACTCTAAGGTTCATATTTTCCATTTTTCCAATCGGGTTCGTCGCCGAATATAGTTCTTTCTCGTGGTATGCTAACCTGCACCGCATTTTCTCTAATAACAATATTGGGTTGTTTAGCGTTTGCAGTAGCTCCAACCAAATAACCAAGCACGTTTACTGTTATTTGAGTCTCATATATTCTAGGTTCTTCTCCCAATTGATTAAGGTTGTTTGTAACATTAAAATTCTGATCCATGAACGCCTCATATCGATGACCATCATGGCCAATGAGAACTTTATAGTTTATGCCACCGGTATTCACAATATAAGGTTGCAAAATTTCATTCATTTGTTGTTGATATTCAGTTCTAGCTGTTAAAACATACTTAATTTCAACGTACACCGGCATCGGAACCGTGATCGTTTCATAAACAACTTTTTTGTTCTTTTTTTTGCTCGGAAAATTAATTTGCTGACCACCTGTGGCACCTGCATTACCTGCGATCTTACTTGCTTTTTTATAAGCGTCCGCATTTAAAAAATTAGATGTCTTTTCCTGGTTGATCCTTCTGGCGATTGTTATTGATCCTCCCTTGTTGTCGGGAACTGGTGGGACATTACCATAAAAAGCACCCTTTTTTTGAGGGTTTTTATTGATACTATCTCGCTGCACGGTTATCATTGGAAATATCAAAGCACCATCAGAATCTCTTAAATTTTTATCATTTTTGACCTGCCAAGAGCGTTCTCCTGCCACCCATACGGTGGGAACCTTCTTGAACCCTTTGTTGGTTGTACAGAAAACATTCATCTGATCTTCAACCCAGCTAACAAGAGCATAATCAATCGTTTCGAAAGTCGAAGGCTTAAAGGGCATAATCTTTTCAATTGTGCCACTAACATTACTAATATCTTTCATAATTATTTACCGTCGAAGACTCCTTGTCTTGCTCTATGACACTTTGCGGAGATTTCTAGTTGATTCTCTACTTGACCAAACAGACTTGTAGTTTCTGATGTTGTTACAATCTCGTAATAATCTCCTCCATATAGAATAAAATCTCCTTCACGGACATATAAGTCCTGATCTTCTTGTAACCTTCTTTCATGAAAATGGCAAGTTAAGGAATAAATTCGGTCAACCCCGAAATTCGTGGTTGTCGTTTCTGTACCGGTCCATTCAATTAATACATTTACCTTTATTGGTGGTAAAAAGTTCTTTGTAATTGATTCTCCGTAAAGAGGGTGAAAGTCGCTATGCTCCACACTTATGGGATAATAGAGAATAGTCTGCCCGATAACACGTTCAATAAGTTCATCATTTACTTGCTTCACCAGATCTCTTTCTTTTTTATTAAAAAAAAGAGGTGGTGGTGGGCTGTTAGGTCTATTCCATTTATTGTCCGCCATGATTCTATCCTAGATAAATCCCCATAGGAATATTAACTTGTGTTGTCTTGGCAGACTCAGCCATAACAGCTTCTTTCTCTGCCATAGATTGATAAGTAAGCTCATCTAAAAGAACCTTTAATTCATCTTTAAGTGAACCTTGTTCCTCTTTTGCTTGAGCTGCCAATTCCGAAGCATTTAATGTCACTGAGTTGCCTGGAATTGGAATTGATCCAAACTTTCCTCGGATTTGAGCAAGCATCTCTTTCGCAATAGCTAAAGAATATTTTCTAATCCACTGTTTTCCCATGCTATTGATGTTCTTATAAGGAATATTGGCGAATGGTAATGTGTTTAAATTGTTTATGCCTTCAACACCCGATTTTCTTGTGGCGTCTTCGGTCCATGGGTCGGTCGGAACGGTAAATTCAAACCACATTTTCGTTGGGGAGCCGATTCCCGGTGTGCTTGGGGATGGATAAATTCTAATTCTATTGTCTCGAATCTCATAGGAATAATGGGACGCTCTAGTATAAAGATTTGTCTCAAACGCCATTGACTGGAGTTTATTTTGCCACGCTGGGATCACTTCGAAGGTTGATTCATCAGAATATTGACCGTAGGTAGAAAGATTCCCGACAGCGTTAAGACCACCATAATATCCATAAAATCTCCACATAGATTGAGGAGACTTATAATAAACTCTTCGTATTTCGATCCTCTTATTGTTTATACTTCCGGTAAAAGAAATGTCCGCACTAAGAGAAGATGAGATTGATGCATTTTGAACAACTTGTTGTAAATCGTAATCTTGTTTATTATTTGCTACAGCAAAAGATGCAGAATAAATCCGTGTATCGCCAAGTGCCGCGCCGAGTGCAAGACCGTCAGAAATTTGTTTGCTTGCCGCGAAAGTAAATTTTGGATATTTTAAAGATGCCTGGGTGCCCGCTAAACTAGAGGATAACTCGCCAGATTTTAATTCTCCATCGTGATCAAATGTTCCAGTTGTTGCGCCCAAGAAACTTGTCAGCACATTTTTTGCTTGATGGTTGTTAACAATATAAGAGTATTCTAATATAGCCGCTTCGTAGGATGTATAAACATTTTGCTCGGTTAACTCGATGTCTAAGACATCTCCTCCAAGCATCTTATAAGTAAAAGCTACTTGATCCACCGCGCCCGAAATAAAATCTGTTGATCCCAAATAAATTCCATATGGAAGTGCCGTGGAGGTAACGTTTGAATGTGTTCCTGTCGCGGGCAAAACATAGGGACTTGTTTTTTGAACTGGTGATAAAATGGGGGGTGCTGGCATTTGTTTACTCTCCTGTATGTTAAATAGTCAAAAAGGTTCTTAAATGAAAAAAAGAAAACCCCACCTTCCATAAAGAAAGGTGAGGCATTCTAAAAGGTTTAAGTTATGTATTGATGATTTAAACTAAATCTTCAACAATCACAAGACCATACATATCCGGACGAACCATCTTCTTACCGTAACGGGTCATAACGCCCTTACGAGGTACGAAGTCTTCAGTTCCGAAAATAGTTGGTGTAACCTGTAGAGGCACATAAGGTGCATAGACATATCCACTTTCTAGGAAGCTACTGCCCTTACGACCGACAAGGATTACATTTCGCACGAAATATGGATCAACATAAATGTCCCACTTCTTGCTCATAGATCCAACCTTAACTGCACCAGCTGTTCCGCGATTTTCATCGGCGGTTGTATCAGCACGGAAACCACTTGTAAACTCTAGGATGTTTGCAACCTCTGGGCTTGTAACCAAGAAGTTTGCTCCACCACGCAAAGTTTTACGGTGAATTTGTGCAGACACATCGTTAACAGTTTCTAGAAGTGTTTCATACCACTCCGAAACTGTTCCGGTGAAATCAGGATAGAGAGATTGGTTAACGCTCGATCCATTTGCACCCACAAACTTACCAGGTAGCCGTGACCAATAAAGAGTACCAGCTGCTGCGCCTTTAACCAAATCTTCTAAGATTTCTTGATCAATTTCAAGTGCAATTGTTTCACTAAGAATCCCAGTAAGCTCAACCTCTGCATCCATATTGTGGTATGCATTAATGTCTTGTTGCAATTCTGGTGTCCATTTTGCTTTCAACTTTTTAGTGATAGCTGTAATTGAAACACTATCAACCTTGATGTCAATCTCAGGAATTGCGGTATTGTTTTCAAGACCCCAAACCTGTGTACCAACGACTCCACCGAGTGAACCATTGGTAAAATCATCATCAATAGTAAAGTCTGAATTTGCAGCTGTATTCAGATCAGCAGCCACACGAGCCGACGTAGCCGAACCAGTAGCTTCTACAACAACAATTACATTGGTGTGCGGAGCAGTACCGGACAATCGAGTCAAACGACGGACTTGTCGCTCGGCTGGAAGATCACTAAGGCGAACTGTAATAAAGTCTTTCATATTAAATTGTGCGGCTGTTAGAGATGCCAGCGGAATTGTTGCCACTGCCACAACAGTACCAGAAAGATCTGGATCCCAATTAACAGCTCGTGAAAGCTCATCGTTTGTGTCGTCATTGGTGCGAGAACCAACTGTTCCCGACATAAGAATTGTCGTTGCGGTTGCAGCACTTCCTGTTGGAGATGCATAACCATTATTAAGGCTATAAAAGCTCTTTTCAGCATTTGCGCCCGAAAGATTTACACCACCAGTAATTTCGCTAGCAACCTTTCCACCACCATAGAGTGATTCGCCTGTGGTAAAGTTTCCGGTTGATGTTCCATAAGTAAAGTCTAGAAAGAAAATAAGTCCAGACGGCAAGCTCATAGGCTGAACCGATACTAGCTCGTTTGCAATTAGACCACCAAACACGCGACGAACGATTGGAAATGCTACGGCTGCAAAGCCCTCGACATCTCCACTTGCCATTGTTGAAGCTTCTCGAAGAAGCTCTTTTGCTTGATTTTCGAGTAGAGCTGCCATAGCATTTCGGCTATGATCAGTGCCCAACCCTTCCAAAAGACCAGTCTTATCCCATTTGTTGAGAAGAGCCTGACCCTCTTTTTGGACATCACGTTTAATAATGCCCTCTGTTAGTTTTTCAATAATACTCATTGTATTAATTCTCCTTAAATTATTCCGGCAAGTTTCTTCATGCGCTCGGAAGCGGAGTCAGAGACTTGCGAATCTTTTTTGTTTGATTTCAAAATAAGCCAGCTATTCTTGTTTACAGCTTCACTTAAGGTCGAAGGGGCATTTTGCGCCTTAGAGGAAAGTGAATCTTGTAAAGTTTCAAAAATAACTTTAGCTTCTTCAGTTGAATTCGCGTTTGAAACCGCTTCGACAAGTTTTGTTTTTTGTCGCTCATTCAAGGAGGAGGATTCCAGAATACGATTCTGATATACCAACTTAGCGTTGGCTGTGTTTAATTCAGTCAGTTTACCACTGACTTGACGGGCAATACTCTTAAGTTCATTATGATCTTTCGCAAGCCTATTTTTATCAGACTTGAGAGATTTTACTTGCTCTTCTAAATTTGCGATCTTTTTTACAGCGTTATTAAAAGCTTCGTTTTCTTCTTTTTTAACGGTGTCTTCTTCGGCAGCAGCCGCGATGTTGATTGCGTCTACTTGTTCAATGGTCGTAGGATGTGTTGTTCCTGCCATGCCGCGTGGAACATTTTCCAAATCTACTTTTAGGATTTCTGCGATTGCTGCTTTAAGAGATTCTTCATCGAGGTTAATTTCTTCTTCGAAAACCCTGTCTCCCACTTTCTGACTTTTCTCATAATCGATAGGATTGTCTTCATCATCTTCGGTCGTTTTTGCAAGCGAAGGTTCACCCTCAACACTTCCCCTAGTTTCTTCTACCATTTCCTCGCCGTCAGAATCTTCTTGCATGAGGCTTTCCAAATCTGATTCATTCACTTCAAATACAACTTCTTCGCTTTCAGATTCAGTAAAGGATTTTACTGTTTCCATCAATGCGTCTAAATCAAGAATGACAGTATCATCTGCTTTCGCACCATCCACTTGTTCAGTTGCTTTCATTGGAATATCTGCAACAATTGCATCAGGAACAGCATCACCAAGGTCGGCAGATAAGTCAAGAGAATCTTCTGATCCCAATGGGTTGGGCTCTTCTAAAGATTGTTCAATTAACAAATCAACAGCTTCCTTGATTTCTCCTGAATATTTCTCTAACACTTCTTGTTCTGCGTTTTTGATTGCCGCTTCCTTAAGGGCTTGCGCGTCGATGACGGCTTGTTCTAACATTGATGATGACATTTAAATCTCCTAATAGTAATAGTTGTCTCAAATAAATAGTCAGTAAGTTTAGTAAAATACTATAAATTGCGTGTTTAGATTTAACCGCAAGTTTGATTGCAGACCTGTTTGAGTATCTAGGCATTACAGATTAACCGCTCCAATGACACAGTTTGAGTATCTATCCATTTGGGTTGTACCTATTCGGAACACCACCGTTATACATAGTCGCAACCTGATCGCTCGTCAGCGCCTTGTTCCACATGGCCCCGTGGCACATTTTTCCGTAGAACGTCCACACCCAATTTGTTGTACTTCGCGTGAATCGTCCAAACGCTAGCTTTCCATTCGTTGCAGCCGCTGTAGGT